ATCGGGTTCGTGTCAAGGAACTGATTGCCGCCATGGGAGATAAGTATCTTCTGCATCCGCAGAATCGAATCACTCGCCAGAAAAATCAACGCACGGTCATTGAAAATGCGGGACAAGCTAATTAGGCGGGTCATTGAGCTATCGGTTGAAGTGGACAACGACAACCTGGAATTCGTAAACTGGGATCTCCTCAGTAACAACGAGATTCTAGATATGTTCAAGCGCCTTATTATGGTTGACACAATCATGAAAGCACAAAATGTCGAAGACAACTAAGTCTCTTGCCCAACACCTTAGAATTGAAGAACAGCGTCTTGCCCGTGGCAATTTTTCTAGTAGGTCCAGCAGCAAACGTAAAGTACCAAAATCAATGATTACAGATAACATCTTTATATCCACCGACGGTTGTAATGATTACATTCAGAATGAATTTTTGCTGAGTCGGTACGAGAAGGGCATTAACACTTACACCAAGACCTTCAACATCGATCTAACTAACCGGGTTGAATGGGACAATTTCATACAGTCCCTCTGCAACGATTATTTCGTGAACGTGCAGAGGAATCGCGGTCTCGTTATGCAGCGGGATCGTGGGATCTTCACCTACTCGACAACCTATGACAATACCACACTGACTATTGCTGGTGATAAGGATTGGGTAGAAGTACACGAAGCAACTATCTTTAGCAAGTTTGAACCCATTCGCTGTACCGTTGAATGGTATTACACCGCGGATGGTGAAAGCACAACAATCAAGCTAGCCAACGATATGCTTCCATGCAGTGAGATGTACCCATGGATGAGCGAACCCCTGGACGTGTACTACAAGAATTTCATGGCAAGTAAAGCCAGCATTCTGCTATTGCTGGGACCCCCGGGCACCGGAAAAACGAGCTGGATCAAGGGCTTGCTGCACGAGACAAAAAACAACGGCATCGTGACATACGATCCGGAAATTCTCAAGCGGGATTATGTGTTTGCCAACTTCATCTCCGGGGAAGCAAACGTCATGGTAATCGAAGATGCCGATGTGTTTCTAAAGTCCCGCGAAGGTCACGGCAACGATCTGATGCATAAGTTTCTAAACATTGGCTCGGGATTGATCTCATCGCCAAATAAGAAGATTATCTTCAGCACAAACTTGACCAACATTCGCGATGTTGATGAGGCGCTGGTTCGCCCCGGACGTTGTTATGACGTATTAGAATTTAGAAATCTAACCGTTGAGGAAGCAAAGATCCTAGCACACGCAAAGGGTATTGACTTTAACCCAGATCTATGTAATAATAGTCTGACAGTGGCTGAAGTCTTCAATCAGAAGACCAACCAAGATATCAAGCGGTTCAATCGTTCAGTAGGATTTATTTGAAATGAATTACAGTCAACTTAATGACGTTCTGTCTCAGACAATTGCAAACGATGGTAACTTACGTGAACTGCGTAAGTCATGGGGCAATCATTTGGCAAAGGTCTCAAAGTTTATTGAGATGTTTCTAGATAAGTACGGAGATCGTATCATGGGTGATAAGGACAACACGCCCGAATGGAATCTTTACAGTAAAAAGACAGAGGAATACAATACATATGCACGAGCAATTCGAAACGTTGAATACTTCATTGCAAAAGACAATGTTTCAAAACTCTAATGAGTTTTCCCTCTTCATCGAAACAATGGCTATCGACGAGGGCATTAGTTGCTACAATGCGTTGTTGAACTATTGCCACGACAACGACATCGATCCCGAAGACATTGCAAAGAACGTGAACAAGAATCTGAAGGAAAAACTGGCAGTAGAATTTGCTGAAATGGGACTGCTAAAGAAATCTCCTAGTTTGTATGACTAAAATGATCGCTCCCGAAAGATGCTTTCAGTTGTACCTTTCCATCAAGACACACTTCGCAAACGAGAAGTACGATGCAATTAAGCACAATGGTAGAATCAAGAACGCTACCATTGATGACTTCAACAAGAGAAACGACAAGGCATTGATTACACTTGCAGCCAAACGGTTTTATGATACAAAACACGCTGCATCATTCTTTGTTGCCAACTTTGCGTATGGTAACACATATCCTTTTGATGACGAAGAGAAAGCAACCAAGCTGTACACACAATGGCAGCGCAATCGTCAATCTCTTACTAAGATGTTCATGGACGATCTAGACTATCTTACGCTAAAGGGTGTAAGTTACGAAAAATTAGTATCCATAGAACAAATCCCGCCCCTTTTCGTTGCGTACAAATCAGGTAAGATCAATATCGAGACACTTACCATTATGAATGCACTCGAGAATTTTTCTGATAGTTGGAAAAGCATCTTCCATCTCTGGAGGGATGATCTTCTGCGTATCAGAAAACTAGAAAGTTTCATCAAGTTCGATGAGGCTAAATTTCAACAAATCTATTCTGACTTTAAGGAATCTTTGGTAGCACACCATGAAGAAGTTTGACGAGTTCGACGACAACGAACAAAAGATTTACAAGAAGCGTTCAAAGCGCGCATCCAATCGTCCAGGCGAGGGGATTCGCATACTAAATAGCTTTGTCGAGGAAGAAGACTATTATCTAGATCTAGAAGATGATGTTGAATCCCAAGACGAAGTAGTGTATAATAAAACATCCTAACAACCATCGAATCAAAGGAAAATTTATGAACTTAGAACAACTACGCGCAATGCGTAAGTCATCAAGCAATACTCTATCTAAGATTGCTTCCGAACTACAAAAACAAGACTCATCTTCATCTAACAAGCGTGATGATGATCGTTTTTGGAAAGCGCAAGTAGACAAGGCAGGTAATGGATCGGCAGTGATTCGTTTTCTTCCTGCACTTGATGATAATGATCTACCATGGGTCAAGATCTATGACCATGGCTTTCAGGGTCCCACTGGTAAGTGGTACATCGAGAGGTGTCTAACGACTATTGGTCAAGCTGATCCTGTTGTTGAGCACTGTAATGATCTCTGGGCTACTGGTCTAGAAGCGGATAAGGAAGTAGCGAAGAAGCGTAAGCGTCGTCTTTCTTACATTTGTAATGTGCTTGTGGTAAGCGATCCCAAGAATCCCGAAAACGATGGACAGGTAAAACTGTTCAAGTTTGGTAAGAAAATCTTTGACAAGATCAAGGACAAGCTACAGCCAACGTTTGAGGATGAAAAAGCTGTTTATGTGTTCAATCCTTTTGAGGGTTGCAATTTCCGTCTACGTATTCGTAAGGTAGATGGGTATTCCAACACCGACAAGAGCGAGTTTGATAGCCCAGCGCCTATCAACGAAGACGACGAGGAAACCCTTGCTATTCTAAACAAGCGCCATTCACTAGCAGAGTTCGTGGATCCCAAGAACTTCAAGAGCTATGATGAGTTGAAGCGTAAGTTGGACTCCGTTCTTTCTGGTACACAGAGTGCCGGTAACAAGAAGGCAGCGGACTTCCTTCTGGAAGATGAACCCGAGGTAGCCGAGAAGCCTCCATTGAAGGAGAAGAAGGCAGCAGCGCCAAAAGCTGCTCCTAAAGAGGATGATGAAGACCTTAGTTTCTTCGAATCGCTAATCGACGAATAAAACAAAGCCCCGAAAGGGGCTTTTTCGTTAGTACCTTGTTCTTAGGTAATCAGAAATAGAGGGTTCTTTATTTCTGATATTCGTCGTGAACGGTTGCAGAACAATCTGACTTCCACCACCCTGGGGTACAACTACAGGAGCGGGTGCTTGTACAACAATATTCTTACCCATTGCGGCAGCAGCGGCAATTCCGTTACCATCTGGTGGTGCTGATGCTAATTTACCAGAAACATCTTTTGCTGTAAAACTTTTTGTGTCAAAACCACTAAACAAGTTCTTTGCACCGGCAACTCCTCGTTCAAACAGAGATTTGGGTTCATCTGAAACTGATTTCCCGAGAGCACCACCGATGACTACTTTGGGTTCAGCACCGGCAACACCCTGCAGTGCTAGAGCTTGCGGTTCTTGTGATGCGCCGGTTGTTTCAACTGTTGGTCTACCCATACCAAACAAGTTCTTTGCACCGGCAACACCCTTTCCGATAAAACCGCCAATGTTTTGACCCACAGAGGAACCAGAGATAGCACCTATTGCACCACCAGCAAGACCACCAACAACCGTACCAATTGGTCCAACAAAAGAACCAAGTAGAGCACCAGCCTTGGCGCCCGCAAGAGCACCAACTGCCATGCCTGTTCCCTTACCAACAGCGCCGCCTTTGTTCTCTGTTGTTTCGGCATCAATTTGTTCTTTTTGTTTTAGAGCTTCGTCGGGAGTAATCTCTCCATTCTTTAGAGATTCGTCAATTGCGGCTCTTTTTTCTTCACCTTGTCTATCAGCATCCTGATACCCAGAGTATGCGGTATACGCACCCATACCAACCGCTGCTGCACCTCCAAGGAGTTTACTTGCTAGAGGATTCTTTGCTGCAAGACCAAGAGCACTTCGGGCACCTCTTGCAATTTTTTTAGCACCTGATGCTAGAGCACCAGCGGCAGTTGCCAACAATCCCTTTCCGGGTAATGGTATACTTGGAAGACTAAATGATGAACCTTCTGTAGGAGATGCGGGAGCTCCGCCAGAACCTTGCCTCAATAATGTGGCGATCTCTGATAGTAGAGCAGTTTGTTTTTCGTTTTCCTTTGCTTGAACTTCTTGGCGTTGTATTTCTTCCTGTTTTTCTTCTTCAGTATACTTTACAGGCTCTTTTGTACTATCCTTCTCCTTCATTGGGGGCAGACGTGACACATCCGCAGCAGAAATCTTTCTAAGTAGCTCTGGTTTTTCTGCACCCACACCTAACTTCTCTATCTGTTTTTCCGAGTAACCCATTTCCTTGTAGGATTGAATCTGGGTTTCTATCTCTTTAAGTTTTTCAGTTGATTCTTTTATCGTCTTGAAATCTCTTTCAAGTTGTTTTCTAATTTCTCTCTCGGACATTCCCTTGAATTGTTCTTGGCGAAGTACCTTTTCGGTCTTTATGAATGTTTCTTTTTGTTGGCGCTTTTCTACAATTTCGCGCCCCTTCTCGGGCATGCCAATTGAACCCAAAGCGACTTCCGTGAGATAGTTCTTTATGTTTGAACCAGTGGACTTTGCAACAATACTCTTATCGGCATCTCTTCTTGCAAGAATTGACGCAAGAAGATCGCTTTCACTCCTACCCGGAACTACAGGTGCTTTTTCTGTAGGAGCAAAGGTTGGTACAGCAGGTGGAGTAGGAATATCAGTCTGTTGTTTGAGTGCTTCCAAATTTGTTGTTACTGCTTTTTCTACAGTAGAAACAGAATTTGAAACAACCTTGCCTGAATCCTTCACGAACTGCTTTAGTTCTGCGTTGACTCCTTCTTTGAAACCAACAAAGAATTCCTTTATCATATCCGAGAAACGCATCGCAATGTTTTGCAATGCCGGGGACGACTTAGATAGTTCTTTTTCAAATCCTTGTATTGTTGATTTGACCAGTTCGTCTCCAAGAGACTGCGCTTGTTCTTCAGTAAGAGAAAGACCCTGCTCTTGTTCTTGCACAAGATCCTTGTTTTTTGCTCTTAATTTTACCAAGGCATTCTTTGTTAGACGAGCCTTTGTTTTTCTTGCTGAAGCCATTATAGTCCTTTATCGTGTTTCTTTTTCTGCTCTTCGATATAGTTCTCCAATAACGAAATATAAACTTCTCTCTCCCACGGCAACATATCTTCAAGATCTGATATGCTAAACTTGTGTAAGTACATCAAAAGAAAGTTTGATTTGTAATACACGAACATATCAGCATGAGAGAGAATCAATCGAAAAAATTTGAGAGCCCTCTTATGGTCTTTGAATGCTTGTGTCCGCATTCTGCACAGGTGTATTCAATTTCATGCTTGAATACTGGCATGTTTTGAAAGAATGTTTCATCAATCTTTTCAATTTGTTTCTTTGTCAGTCCCTCAAAGAATTCATTCAGTTCTTCTCTTGTTTGTTCATTAGCCAAAAAGATTTCTTCTGCTGTATAGATGTAGTCAAGACAAGAAATAATAGCGTCGACACCCGTCACGTTATCAAACAAAGAGAGATCTTTTATGCTGGGATATTTCATCATGACACCAACATCATCATAAAGGTCTATCTTTTTACTGTGATTCTCGGGAAAATGTACCTCAATATTCTCCAAGTAAATTCTAACCGGAATTCTTGGGTGTGTTACATCCGCGTCACATGGCATGGTTAGATCAATAATCTCACCTACAGACTTAGAACGAATGCGAGTCATAATGTACTCGATATCAAACAGAGTTAGGTCCTCAACGTTATCAATACCAGTAACGCAAGCGGCTATGATTTCTTTGACTGAGTTTGCAATGATGCTTAGATCATCTGACTGCTGTGCTTGTACGAGAACTTTTTCTTCTCTTACAGTAAACTGCCTGAATTTTACTCTCTTTTTTGTAGATGGTATCGTTAGTTCAAAAATAGGCAGGAGGGGTTTTGGTAAAGACATTTCATTGTTCCTTTTTCATATTCTGTAACATGTTGTAAAGATCTTTTGTGCTACCTTGGAACACAATAGAATTGTTTACTACTTTTTGGGGACCCGGTTCTTCGGTCTTTTTGCCGCTGATCTTTTGTTTCTTTTCGTGTGTGTCGAGCAACTGAAGATTCATGTCCGAAAGATTTTTCATCAGAGTGCCCACAACTTCAAATGCTCTGGGACTATCAGATCCTTTTGCTAATTCAAGAGCATACTGAAGTGCATCTTGTCCTTGTTGCAGCAAACTATACATGTTGGATCTGACATGATTTGTATCGGCTTGTAGGAGTTCGGAATCAGAACCATCTTGAGGCGGGACAACACCCTGGTCATCTATAACAGATACTTCCATGGGTGGTGCTCCGAAAATAGCCGAAAGATTCTTATCGACCTTCTCTTGAGGAGTCGCTGGAGAGTCTATCTCGATAATCTGCTCTATCTTCTCTTCCATAATCGTAGTTGCTTTCATGTTCAGTATTCTCATCATATCTAGTTGGGCGTGTGGGTTGTTTATAAGTCACCATCTTTTCCTGCCCACGGCTCCATGCAGTGATGCCCAAAATAGCACCCATAGCCATATGGAACAATCCCGCGCCCATTAGGGTTAGTGGATCCCACTGATCTATTTGCGTTATGTTAGACGAAAATTTGCTTATCTGCGCAAATGTGTATAGAATTGGAAAAATTATGAAATCAAAGATACACACAACCATGTACATCCACGCCATAGCGGGACGCCACTTCTTGTTTATCCAGGTTTCATTTTCGGGTTTTATTTGGTTGGAGTTCATGGGAACACGTTTCTAATATCCAAGAAATTTTCAAAGTCCTGAACATCGGCACCAATCAACTGTTGATTTAGTGGTTCGTTTAATTCCGCGGACGTCATTATTTCGGTTGTGTAGTATTTGTAATCAAACTGAACGTCAAGAGTCATGATGTTGTTGTTCTCACCTGATAAAGACAGTTGACCCACGCTCTTTGGAAATGCATCATACAGTTTGATTTTGTAGGATGGAGAGTTATCAAGTTTCAGTACACCAATCTCTATTTCTGGTGACTTGAAGTCTTTGGCGTATGCAAATGTTCTGTTTATGGGATCCTGAATTGAATTTACCCACAAATCAAAGAAATAACGTACCTTCATTTCTTTGTCAACATAGAACGTCATGTTTGCACCCGTGAATGCTCTATCATAGGGAGCTTCAAACTGCTCACCCGTTGTTCTAACCGGAGCAGTCGTTACACTTACACCAGTAACCGAAGCTGATTGACACAGTAGAAGAATAGTCTGCAGATCTGTAGTTTCTATGCTTGTTGGTGGTGATATCATTACATAGAAACGATTCTGCTTTGATAAACCAGCAGACTTTACTCGGCTCTTGAATTGTTCGTAAGAAAACATTATACGTTCCTAATAATTTTCATTGAGTCTCGCCACACTTCCGGGGGTGTTGCTCCCGAGAATTGCTCAACAGGAAGCATGATTGCAGTTGCCCAATCCTGTGAGTGTATTGCCTTGAATGGTGATCTGACATGATCATACAAATAGTGTTTTACACAGGGCTTTGCAGCCGCGAACTTACTTACACCATCAATGAGCTGCCAGCTAAATTTTAGACGAGTCTTTTCATCCAGCCCGGGAGTCGTCTTGAACTGTATCAATCTATCAAGAAGAAGTGCTCTTAGATTGTATG